CATCTCTTCCATACTTGGGAGTTTAATTGCGGATTCTTCTTGAGCCTTTAGGATAGTTTCCTTTTCTGCTGTCAAAGATTTCCTTAGTTGTGTAAATTCATCCTTAAGGGAAGCAATCTCGCTTTGTGCATCATAGTTTTGCTTTGCGATAACATCTTCTCTTGTAGAAACTTCTTTAGCGAATCTTGCTTCAAAGGACTTCTTTAGGTTGTCATAAGCAAGTGCTTCAAGTTGTTCTTGTCGGAAAGCCTCATATGCTTTCTCAATGTTTCCAACTGACAAATCAAGAGTATCAAACTCTCCATTGTTAAATGCCTTTACAACAGGCATATCGGATGAAGTTGGCTTACCGTTGTTAATAACAATACGGTCAGCAGGTTCTCCAATTTGGTTTCCTGCACCATCAAGAGTTCTTAGATATGCTTTATCAGTTTCTTCAAATTCTTGATATTCTGCGGCTTCTGTTTCATCGGCCATCTCATCAGCCTCTTCCATGTCTTCTTTGTCCATGTAGTTTCCTCTTTCTACATCATCTGTCATTTCATGTTCTTCAGTATGCCCTTTTTCATCAAGAGCCTCTTCTTCTTTACGAAGCGTATTTACTTCTTCTAGCAAAGTATCTAACTCCGCTAATGCTTTCTCTAGTTTTTCACTCATGTTTTTGTCTCCTTTATCTTGTTTTAAAATATCGAATCTCGCTTCGGGGTTAATTCCTTTTTCGCATATAGTAATTTCATGCAACTCCAACTTGCTGATTTCATTATACTCACCCAAGTTTTCATTACTTTTCTTTACTTTTTGGAGGGCTTGTCCTCCTATGCTAAAAGACCTCAATGACCCTTTGCGAATGTTTCTGCCAACTTCTTTGGCTTTCTCTATATCATCTCGTAGTTTAATTACTACAAAGAAACCAACATCATCTACTTCGGATTTCCAAAGTCTACCTGTGCTGTCTCTATAAGAATCTACAACTTCTCCAACTTGAACATTGGAATGATTTGTCATGACATTTCTAAACTTAGAATCTTTCATGAACTTAATAACTGCTTCTTCCAATGCAGGTAAAGTAATTAAATCATTTTGCTTATCAACAATCTCAATACTAGCATAGCCACCAATCATCAACTCATCGTTTCTAGCCTTGAGGATGGAGAACCCATCATTTCTCGTTGCTAAAATTGCCGGTGACATTTCGCTCAAAGGGAAAAAATTTCCTTTTAATATATAATACACACGGTTATTTTAAATTATTAATCCTCTTTTGGAGGTAATTTAAGACTACTATACTTATCTTCGTAAATATTCCATAATCCTTTATCTGCGTCAGTATCAGCAGGCTTCTGTTCATAGCCTGTCCATGCTAACCACATTTTTTTTCCTTTAACTTCAAGCATTCTAACATGAAGTTTAGTTTCAAACTTATTACCATCTAAGAAATATTCATGATACCCTTCCTTTTGAACACCTAATTTAACATCACCACTATCAATTAGTTTACGCTTTGATATGCTCTTAGCAACAATAGCAGGGAACTTACCTGCTTTTCCAAACAACTCGAACACATCATCTTGTGAATCTAATCTAACCATCCAATTGATGCTTTCATCACCTAATTTCATTACTATGTTTAAGTTATCGTCATCTCTAAGATATATCTTAAACTCACCACTTCTGTATTTTTCGGGAGTTTCATATTCTTTTTTAATATCATCCGATAATATTTTATCATTTTCAGCAAACAACTTCTTTGTTTTAGCATCAAAAGATATTCCATCTCTATTTTCAAACCAATCCTTAACTCGGCTTTCCTTACTCTCTAATATATCTTGATATGGTTTTTTATGATTTTTAACTAAGAAATTGTGAACGGCTTTAGGTGGTTGTGCGCCCTTTTCTCTTAAGAAATTAAATACAGCAACAGTAAGTTTAGATTGTTTTGTTTTCATTATTTCTTCTGCCTGTTCTTTCCACAGGTCTAAATCCATTAGTGCATTCTTAGCCATTAGATTGTCTTCTTCAAATCCATAAATAGTAAAGCCATCCATATCTCCTTTAATTATAATGTTGGCTTCACCGTGAATATGGTCAGTAACTACTATTCCTTTTTCTACTTCCTCTACATTATATTTCAAAGATTTATCAGTATTATTGATTAGCATTTGTAGTGTAACTAACTTATCCGGTGTTTTGCATTCAGCAATCTCATTTATTTTTGCTGAATAAACCACAGGTTTACCCTTTACTTCTTTTACCTTGTCAATAGAAACTCTAACCACTTCTCCGACATCTGCCGAAACCTTAGTATTAGTAGCACTACCTACATTAAGATAGTTTATCCCTTCTATTTTTTCACCTTCTTCAACTGGCCCTGCTCCTAATTTATAAGAAAAATTAGAACCGCTTTTCTTTTTATCAAGAACAATTAAATCTAATTCTACAAAGGGCTTCCACCGAATCCACTTAGGGTTCTTTTTTGTTCCTAAGAAATAAGTAGATGTAGAATCTTTAATCATAGCCCCTTCTGCCGTTGGCATTTCCATAATTTTCTTAGCGTATTCTTCTACATCTTTTAAATTGTCTGCGACTCTAGTATCTTTTTTAGATGGGAATGTTAAATCTTCACTAGAATGTATAGAGTAGTTGTTAAACATTATTTGCATTCTGTTTTGTAATGTATCTTCCATAAGGTTTTCTTCATTGTGTCTCATAATGTCAAATACATGAATTCTAGCCTTACC